GTCATGTGGAAAACTCCCAAACCTGTGGAAAACCCTGTGGATAACCCTGTGGAAAACTCCGCTAGGCATGAGGTATATCACAGCATATAATAGGGGGTATGACAACCCACACAAACACCACAATCACCATATACGAACCAAACAGCCCCACACCAATCACAGACGCCACAAACACCAACAACCCCACCCTCATACGCCAAGCACTCGCACACAAAATCGCCACCGTCATAGACGACCCAAGAACAGGCGACACAGCACTCACAAAACTCACAGCACAACTCATACAAATCACAGACCAACTCGCCACCACACAAAACGAAAACACCACCACACACACCACCGACCTTCCGGACGAAACACAAACCTGGGACGGCATCTAAAATGAGCGAAAAACACCTCAGCGAAATCGCCGCCCACCTCACCCTCCCAGAAAACATCACACACACCGCCTGGCCGCCAGTCCAACGCCGCCTCACAGAAATGCAATACCCCCTCGACGTATGGCAACAAGACTGGCTCAAAGCAATCCTCGCAAAAAGAAAAGACGGCCACTACGCCGCCAGCATCGACGGAATCCAAGCCAGCATCCCCCGACAGGTCGGCAAAACATACACAATCGGCGGCCTCACATTCGCACTCGCCACCCTCCACCCAAACTACTTCGTACTCTGGACCGCACACCGCACACGCACCGCAGACGAAACATTCAACGACATGAAAGGAATGGCACAAATCCCCGACATCGCCCCCTACGTAAACAAAATACGGCAAGCGAACGGTCAACAAGCCATCCTCTTCAACAATGGATCACGAATCCTGTTCGGAGCCCGTGAAGGCGGATTCGGACGCGGATTCCACGGCGTAGACATGATCCTCTTCGACGAAGCCCAGATCCTAGGCGCCGCCGCACTAGACGACATGATCCCCGCCACAAACACGGCCCCAGACCCGCTCATCATCAAAATCGGAACACCACCAAAACCAAAAGACCCATCCGAAGCATTCAGCGAATTCCGCAACCTAGCCCTGCAAGGCGAAATAAAAGACGGCCTCTACCTCGAACTGGCCGCCGACTACGACGCTAACAGCGACGACAGGAAACAATGGGAAAAAGCCAACCCATCATACCCGCGCCGCACACCCGAATCTGCCATTCTAAGAATGCGACGGCAGCTCGGAGAAGAATCATTCCGACGCGAAGGCCTCGGAATCTGGGACCGCGCCAACGACAAGCTCGCAATCGACCCAGTCACCTGGAACACCGCCACAATACGACCCGAAAACACGCCGAGCGGTATGCGATGGTGCGCCGCAATCCGATTCGCACCCGACGGATCAACCTGCGCCCTAGCCAGAGCAGGACACAAAGCCAACACGCCCACACACGTCGAACTATGCACACACCAAGGCGTCCGCCGCATGAACGAAGGCACCCAATGGATCATTGACTACATTGCGGACACCAAAGACAGATGGGCGCAAATCATCGTAGACGGAAAATACGGTGCCGGAGACACAATCGAAAGACTACGCACCATCGGAGTACGCCCCCAAGTCATCATCACACCCACAATCACGCAAATCATAGACGCCTACAGCATGCTAGACGCCTCACTACGCGAAAACACAATCACACACCTAGACGACATGCAACTGAGAACCGAGGCCGCGTCCGCGACGCCACGCCCAATCGGAACGTCAGGAGGATGGGCACTACAAGCACCGCCCGGCGCCACCGTAGCCGGCCTAGAAGCCTGCACGCTCGCAATGTGGGCCGCACGCACAACAAAAAGACGGCCCCGTTACAAGCCCTATGATAAAATCGAGAACGCCAATAATAGTAATGATCGTGGCGGCGGAGTACTGTTCCTATGACTGAAATTTATCCTGACGACGGACGACTCGTTAATGCTACGCCGGCACCGACCCGCATTTCCGGACTCCCCGACGACGACCATGCGACATTCCTGCAACTGTGGCAGAAATGGCAGCAGCACTCAAATAAAAACAAGCTGCTCTCCGTCTACTATGACGGCCACCGCGCTTTCCAAGATTTGGGTATCAGTATTCCGCCGCAAATGACGCGCACCAAAGCCGCGTTGGGATGGCCTCAGAAAGTCGTCACCATGCTCGCCCGCCGGCACGTATTCGAAGGCTACTCTCTAAACGGCGCACCCGACGCATTCGAAGCCAACGAAATCTTGTCAGCCAACAATTATGATCTTGATCTCGCACAGGCAATAACGTCCGCCTACAAGCATTCTTTCTCACTGCTCACCGTGACACGCGGGGACGAGACCATTGGCGAGCCGCCTGTCGTCGTGCAGGCCCGTGACGCAGAATGGTCCGCCGCACTATGGGACACGCGCCGCCGCGTAATCGAAGCCGCCCTCACAATCGATCAGACCGACAAGTACGGGCAGCCGGCCGGCGCCATCATGCACACCCCCACCGCCATTTGGCGAATCGACGCCAAAGAGAACGGCAGCGGCTGGAAGGCCGAAAAGCTTGGCGACACGCCCAACCGCATTTTCGTCGAAGCACTCTGCTACGACCCGCAACTGAACCGGCCACTGGGGCACTCACGAATCACCCGCGAAGTAAGATATCTCACGGACGCTGCAGTGAGAACAATGGTCCGCGCGGAAACGTCCGCAGAATTCTTCTCCTCACCACAGCGCTACGTGCTCGGCGCAGAAAGAGCAGATTTCGCCGGCCAAGACAGATGGTCCGCAATCATGGCCCGCGTCCAAGTCCTGGAGCCGAACGAAAACGGCGACATCCCGTCGGTTGGTCAATTCTCACAAATGACCATGAGCCCTCACCTGGAAATGTACCGTCAGCTGGCCCAGAATTTGTGCGCAGCCACAAACCTCCCCCAGTCCGCTATCGGGGTATTCGCGGAGAACCCCGCCTCGGCTGAAGCGATGCAAGCGGCTGAGGCGGCGCTCGCGGACGAAGCCGAATACCAATGGCGCATTTTCACCGCACCACTACGGCGCACACTGCAGAACATCATTATGGTCAGAGACAAACTCGACGAACCTCCTGCCGAGTCGTGGAAAACCTCGGTGAAGTGGACGCCCGCCCGCTACTCCTCGCCGTCGTCTGCAGCCGATTTCGCGGTCAAAATGGTGTCCGCGTTCCCGTCATTGCAGGAGTCGCAGACTCTCATGCGGCGTGCCGGACTCACTGAGGACGATCTCGCAGATATCAACGCTGAGAATCGTAAAAAGAATGCGGTGTCGTTGCTTGATCGCGCTCTCGCCGCCACGAATAACGGGAACACTGCGGACGAGAATGACGAGAACGCCGAGAACACTGACAACGATGACGCGGCCAACAATAACGGCGACGACAATGCCAGCAACGCCAGCAACAGCAACGGCAGTGGCAGCAATCTGAACCTTAATAACACGCCCAATACAAGGAACAGGGTTAAGCGCAACATTAAACTGCCAGGCGGCACCAAAACACCAATAAACTAATAATCATCATGCTGTCAACCGCAGAAATCGGGGCATACGGTCGAGCAATAGACTCACTCACCACACTCGCCCAAAATGATCTACACACACTATGGGCGCACGCCGCTAGACAACGCCCCGAGCAAGCCCGCGATCTTCTACTCGAAATCATGCCCGCCCTCGTCGACCAATACGGCAGTGCAGCCGCCGCAATCGCCGACGAATGGTACCGAGACATGCGCCTAGACCAACACATCCCCGGAGACGCCCCCGCAGTACAAACATCACTCACACCACAAGGCGAAATAGACGACAGCGTCAGATTCAGCGCAGGAGCACTATACGCCGGAAACCCCGACATCGCCCTATCCTATCTGACCGGTGCGCTCATCCGATACGTCAGCGACGGCGCCCGCTCGCAAATCGCAGACATGACGTGGGCCGACCCGGAAGCAATGGGCTGGGAAAGACGAACACGTAACCCCCAAGCATGCAATTTCTGCGTCATGCTCACAATGAGCGAATGCTACTACCGCAGCCAGGGGACCGCATCATTCGGGGCGCACGACAATTGCAAATGTGTTGCAGTCCCCGCCTGGGATCCGACCTCACATGAAGTCCCCGCGAAAGCATACGCGCTCGCAGCCAGACACAAAACTGAGAAAGGTCGCAAACGACATCGCGAACTCGTCTCATCGTGGATAGACACACACCAGGAAGAGCTCGCGGAATGGCGCACTAGGCCAATCGAATGATTGTGCTACAATGCATAAACAAGGGTCACTGAAGGAGGGCTGCAAAGCCCAAAAGTAGTTGCCTGAAAACATTACAATAACCGCACGGTCGAAATATAGGAAACGCCCAATGAGCGACAATGCTGCCAGCGACACGCCGGCCGATAACAGCGCCACTAACAGCAATAACACTTCCCAGGGGGAGGGCAACGCTGCCGCTAGTAAGCCTGAAATCGACTGGAAGAGTGAGTCCCGTAAGTGGGAGAATCGCGCCAAAGAAAATCGGCGCGCCGCCAACGAACGAGACGAACTCGCAAAGGCAATCGGCGACAAGGATGCCACGATTGAGGCCCTAAAGGCCAAGGTTGCGGATTTCGAAACCGCCGCTAAAGTACGCGAATGGTCCGCCAACGCGGCCGCAGAATACGGTATCAGTGCCGATTTGATTCGAGGGACTACCGAGGAAGAAATCAATGCGCATGCTGCCGCAATCGCCAAAGCATTGCACGACGCTAAGCCGTCCGTTGCCCCCGTGGTGCCGCAGGCCGGAGCCACGCCCGACAATGATGGCGGCAATCTTGCGGAGTTCGCTCGGAATGTTTTCGCCGGCGACTAAAACACACTAGCCGCTATTCTAAAAAGTAAAACACTAGAAAGAAACGGAAACCAACTAAAATGGCCGTGTTTGATTCAGGCAAGGCGAAGGTCCTCATGCCTCGGCAGATCGCCGACGGTATCATTGCTCGCACCCAGACTCTCTCCACCGTCGCTAAGCTCAACGGCGGAATCCCCATGACCTTCGGCGACGTGGACATTATCACGTTCGATAATTTCCCGCGCGCCGAGTTCGTTGACGAGGGTGCTGAAAAGGCGCCCACGTCCGGTGAGTTCGGTTACGTGACCGCTAAGCCGCACAAGGCGCAGGTCACTATGCGATTTAACGAGGAGGTCCAGTGGGCCGACGAGGACTATCAGCTGGACGTCCTCAACCAGCTCGCCCAGAAGGGCAGCGAGGCGCTTTCCCGCGCCCTCGACCTCGGCCTTTACCACCGTGTTAACCCCCTGACGGGCGCCGTTATCGACGCGTGGACCAACTACCTGACCTCCACCACCAAGAGCGTCGAGATCGGCACTACGGAGATGGACCAGGCGATCCGCCAGGCCGCCGGTCTGCTCATTAACGACAATGACGCGCCGATTACCCCCACTGGCCTTGCGCTTGCCCCGTCCGCCGTTTGGGCGCTCGGCAGTCTCCAGACCAAGAATGCCGACGGTTCCCCCTCGGGTACGCCGCGTTACCCGCAGATCGGCCTCGGCGTCGACATTGACAACTTCATGGGGCTCCCGGTCGCTGCTGGAAACACGGTTGCCGGCAAGCCCGAGGCGACCACCGCCACCAATGTCGAGGGCATTGTCGGTGATTTCGTCGACGGTATCCGCTGGGGAATTCAGCGGTACCTGCCGCTCGAGATTATCCGTTTCGGTGACCCGGACGGTCAGGGCGACCTGAAGCGTCGGAACCAGATTGCTCTGCGTCTCGAGATTCTGTACGCCTGGTACGTTTTCTCGAACAAGTTCGCGACGATTAAGACCAAGGCCGGCGCCTGATAAAATCGCCATAAAGAAACAAAACACAACCCATCCAAAACAAGTTTTTCCCAGGGGCGATTTCGGAAATGCGATCCTACAAGCACCGAGACCACGACATTGTGATCCATCTCGCAGACGACCACAATGTGGAGCTCGGAGACGAATACACCGAAATCACTCCCGGGAATGATGGCGCTGGCGGGGCAGACGAGCCCACCTCCTCCTCCCCTCGTACTGCCCCGCCGGCACCCGCCCCTCGTCGGGGACGAGGCCGCCCCAGAAAGACTGCCAAGTGATTCCTGAGGATATTATTCCGTTCGCCACGGTCGAAGACCTGGAAGCCAGGTGGCGGGCGCTCTCAGACAATGAGCGCATTCGCGCCGACGTACTCCTCGCCGACGCCACCGACCTCATCGTGTCGAAATGCCCCCGCTGGGAATCCGCCACGCCTCGCACACGAAAGCGTGTAGCATGCGCCGTGGTGCGTCGCGCAATGCAAGGCGGAGACGCTATCGGCGGCGTCACAGACAGTGGCGGCGGAATCTACTCCGAGCCCCACGGGATTATCGCGTCAGAATCACACACAACAGGGCCGTTTAGCGATCAATTCACGTATCAGAACCCCGAGGGCGGCCTTTACCTGAAGCGCGAGGAAAAGGACGCTCTCGGAGGCTCTGGTGGTGCGTTCGAGGTGGACCTCCTGCAAGATTATGATGTGCGATCTGCCACGGACCAGTTGATCGAGGACATTAATGCGATTAGCGGGCAGGAACCGTAATGCTGTCCGGATATGTGCCCGTTACGCGGCGTAGGCGAGGCCCCGCGTCAAAGGATCAGTATGGTAATCCCGTGCCGGGGCAGTGGGAGAACGTTTCCTTGCCGCCTGCAGTGTTTGCGCCGGCTACGTCTACTGAGCCGATCAGTGCTGGGGCAATGCCCGTCACCGTGCCCGCCGCCCTTTATTGGCGGAATACCACAATCGACGTGACCGCTGAGGATCATCTTATTGTAGACGGCATAGAATACCGTGTCGAAGGCCGCCCTTCACCCTACCCTAAAGGGATGGTTGCGCAAATTCGCGCCAACGAAGACAAGGTGAGCGAATAATGCCGAAAGTAAAATTCCAGCTCAACCGCGACGGTGTCGCCGATCTTCTGCGCGGCCCCGACGTAGCTCGGACCGTAGCGCTCGAGACAGGGCGTGTAGCCAACGCTGCCGGCCGCGGATTCGAGGGTGAGACGACACACGGAAATCGAACCCGCGGATACGTCAGAGCGCGCACCATTGCCGCAATGCGCAGACAGATGAGGGAGCATACGCTGGAGCGTGCGATCGGCCTCACAATGGGTGGTGGTGGGAAATGAGCCCAACATACGATCGTGCCCCCACGGTGCCGGACATAAAGAAACGGCTCATGGACTTCCTGTCTGCGCACACGAGCGTGCCGGTCGTGGCTCGCAGGCCCGAAAGTCCAGACCGCCCCGCCGCATTCATTCGAGTCCTCTCAACAGGGGGTACCGGGGTTACACAGAAAGCACTCTGCACCGCACTGGAAACGATCGACGCTTACGCGCAGTCGTCGGGTGAGGCGATGAAAATCGCGTGCGAGGCCGTGAATGTGGCGCACACAATGCCGAACTATCGGGATGGTATAGTGATGGTACAATCATCCTATCCGATAGAAATGCCCGATCCGGATACGTCTCAGGCGAGGGCGACTGCAACATTAACAATTACAGCACACAGGTGAACAAATAATGGCTGTTAACGCTGACAATGCACTCATTTTCTCGTCCGACAATGACGCGCTCTGGTTGGGCGACTACGTCGAAAAGTTCGGTGAGAAGGTCACGTCACTCACCCAGGACCTCTCCGGCGTGACCGGCCTCACCAACGTTGGGTGGATTAGTGAGGACGGGTTCAAGCTCACCTCCGACGACTCCGTCACCAAGATCAAGGGGCACCAGGGGCACGGCGTCGTCAAGACATTCCTCGACTCGTCAGAGACGACGTTCAGCGCCACTCTCCTGGAGACCATGCTCGCCCCTCTCTCATGGTATTTGGACGCTACCAGCGAGAAGGTTGAGGACGGTGGCGCCACCAAGGGTGTGAAAATCACCGCGAAGTCGTCCCGTAAGGTCAAGCTCCTCTGCGGTGTTGCCGATTTCTTCGACGTGTCCGGTGTGGGTGCGCAGATTCGTATTGTTTTCCCGCGTCTGGAGCTCGGTGAGCGCGGCGAGATCACTTTCCAGCAGGCCGAGATCACCGGCTACGAATACAACCTCTCCGTGCTGGGCGACTACATTATCTACTCCGACCACAAGGCCCTGTTCCCCGCCTGACATATGATTCTTCCCCGCTATTTCGTGTTTCGGATGGGTTGTCGCGGAATAGCGGGGAAGATCCAAAACAAACACAACCCACCCACTTTATAAAACAAATTTTGAGGACAACCCATTATGTCTGACAAGACCACGAAGAGCAAGGCGAAGGCCGTCGGAGCTAAGGCGCCGGCTGACAAGCTCGCCAAGGCTGAGGCCACACGCGACCCCATCCACGTGGACTATGAGGGTATCGAGTTTGACATTCCTCCGGAGGCGCTGGAGGACTTCCGAGCATTCGAAGCCCTCGACGCCGGTAACCCGTTCCCGCTGTTCCGCCTCATTGTAGGCGACCACAAGGATGAGGTCTACTCTGCTCTGGAGGATGAGAATGGTCGTGTCCCGATCGACGCGGTGACCGACTTTATGCAGTCAATCGTATCCGAGGTGGGCGCGGGAAACTGACGATTCTCCCACCACTACTCCGCGAGTATGGGTGGGAGATAGAAGCAGACCTGCAACGATACTACAACACCGATCTTCTCGATCTGTATCGCGGCAGAATAACCCCACGGCGGGTAATGGTACTTATCGGCGGGCTTCCGCCAGGGTCGACATTCGACAGGGCGCGAGGCGGAGACAGATACTGGTCCGACGAAGTAGCCGCCACAATAATGTCAGCACACAATATCCAGACCGCGCTACTCGCCGTCAATGGCGTCAAGAAAGACAAGTGGCCCGAGGCGCCGAAACCACCGGCTGAAGGATACCGGGAAACCGGTAACCCCAAGGTGTCAAGCAAGCACGCTAAAGCACAAAAGGCCAAGGGTGAGAAATGGCTCGCCCGATACGGCAGCTGACCCGCGTTTCTATTGGATAGTGTAAAATGGTTCACGCCAAGACAAACACGAAAAACGGTTTGCTTGGCGTGAACCATTTTCGCTACACACGATTTCGGAGAGGTATCGATGGCCGGATATGATCTCGGGACCGCATGGATTCAGATCAGCCCGTCCGTGCGAGGCCTCGCCCGAAGTATCAATAGCGAAATCGGCAACGTCGACACGGGGCCGGCTGAAAGAAAGATCACATCCGGCCTGGGTGGTGCGTTCAAATCGGTAGCGAAAGTTGCCGGCGCCGCGCTCGGAGGACTCGCAATCGGCGGCATCGCCGTCGCGTTCGGCGGCGTCGCAAAAGAAGCATTCAACGCGGCTGACGCCACGATCAAATTCAAGCAAACGCTCGCATTCGCCGGTAAAAGTGCGGACGAAATCAACGCGCTCACAAAAAGCACACGCTCCTACGCAGACCGCACGATTTATGAGCTCGACGACATTCAATCCATTACCGCGCAGCTCGCATCCAACGGTGTAAAGGGCTACGATAAGCTCGCCGAGGCGGCCGGTAACTTGAATGCTGTTGCTGGCGGGAATGCGCAGACGTTTAAAACGGTCGGCCTCGTCATGACACAGACCGCGGGCGCCGGAAAACTCACCACCGAGAACTGGAACCAGCTTTCCGACGCCATTCCTGGCGCATCCGGTAAATTGCAGGAAGCCATGAAAAAGAATGGCGCCTACACCGGCAATTTCCGGGAAGCCATGGAAAAGGGCGAGATCACCGCCGAGGAATTCAACCAAGCAATCCTCGACCTCGGTATGGAGGACGTGGCCATTGAGGCCGCCACATCCACCAAAACCCTGGAAGGCGCTTGGGGGAACTTCAAAGCGACCCTTGTGACCGGGGCGCAGGAAATCGCCGAAAAAGCACTCCCATGGATCACCGCATCCCTTGACGCCATGAGCAAAGGGTTCGAAAAAGTATTCAACTGGGTGAGCAATTCGTTCATCCCCAGTATCACGAATGCTTTCAACGTTATCCGCAAGGGTGACTTCACGGGCCCAATCTTCTCGTTCGAGGAAGATTCGAGTTTCGTTGATTTCCTTTTCCGCATGCGTGATGCTGCCGCAGCCGCGGGGGAATGGATCAATAAGACACTCGTCCCGTCATTGAAGAATCTTAAAGATCTACTTCTGTCCGGTGATTTCACGGGGACGATTTTCGGATTCGACAAAGACTCCGGAATCATCTCATACATCACCAACGTTCGTAACAGTTTCGTCGAGCTCGGTAAATTCATTGTCGGGACGCTCGTCCCCGGTATCGCTACCGCTCTCAGCACCATCGCGAACAGCAGCCTTGTCCAATTCATGGAAAGCTTGACCGTCGCTATTCTCAATAGTAAAGTGGCGGTGTACAGTATTGCAGCTGCGTTTACGGCATGGAAAGCCGTTATGGTAATGTCTTCAATGCAGCAATGGTTGAATGACATGGAAGGCGTGGCTGGGGTTGCCGGGCGTGTCACCACGGCCATTAACGCAATGACCGTGGCGAAAGTCAGAGATGTAGTTGAGACCGCGCAACTCAACCTCATGTACGCCGGCGAATTCCTGTCGAATATTGCGCGAGCAACGACGCAGATCACGATGCAGGCGGTTGCTTGGGGTAGGGCCACGGCAATGATGGTCCTCCACAAGACAGCGACAATCGCCTCAACGGCGGCGCAGTGGGCATTCAACGCCGCAATGGACGCCAACCCAATCGGCCTCGTCGTAATCGCTATCGCAGCACTGGTCGCGGCAATCATTGTTGCATGGCAGAACTCCGAAACATTCCGCAACGTCGTCATTTCCTGTTGGGAAGCAATCAAAACTGCCGCGGGCGCTGTAGCCGATTGGTTCGCCGCTAACGTATGGCCTCTCATGCAAGTCGCCTGGGACGGAATCGTGGCAGGCGCCCAATGGATGTGGGGCGTCATGGTATCCGTCTGGCAGGGAATGCAACCTGTTATTCAGGCGGTCATTGATTGGATCGTCGGCACCGCATGGCCCGCACTTCAGGCGGCCTGGGACGGGATCGTGGCAGGCGCCCAATGGGTATGGGACGGAATCGTCAGCGTCTGGCAAGGAATGCAGCCCGTTATTCAAGCTGTCGTTGATTGGATTGTAAATACCGCCTGGCCCAATCTTCAGGCCGCCTGGGATGGTATTTCTGCGGGCGCAATGATCGTCTGGAACGGGATGGTCGCAGCCTGGCAGGGGATCAGCGACATAATCCGACCCGTCGTCGATTGGATCGTCAACGTCGCTGCACTGTACCTCACTACAGCGTGGGATGCGATCAGCTGGGGTGTGAGTGCGCTCTGGTCCACGATTCAGTGGGCGTGGGACGCCATCTGGGCGGCAATCATGCCCGTCGCCACACAAATCTACAACGACATTTGGCCCATGGTGGTCGGTGCGTTCAACGCCATTAAAGACACCGCTTCCATGATGTGGGCCGATATTCAGATCGCTTGGACCGCCATTCAAACCGCAATTCAGCCCGTTGCGGATTGGATTTACAATACGGTCTGGCCCTGGGTGGTAGGCGCGTTCAATGCGATTAAGGATACGGCCACTAACATGTGGTCTGATATTCAGAGTGCGTGGGCCGCAATTCAGGCGGCTATGCAGCCCGTCGTGGAATGGATCTACTACACGGCGTGGCCTTGGGTGGTCGACGCGTTCAACACAATTAAGGATGCGGCGTCCAATCTTTGGGGCACGGTTCAGGCCGCATGGACCTCAATTCAAGCGGCAATGCAGCCAGTGGTCGAATGGATCTACTACACGGCCTGGCCCTGGGTTGTCGACACTTTCAACACAATCAAAGACACCGCCTCCGCACTTTGGGGCACCATATCGGCGGCATGGAACGGCATTTGGGCCACCATTCAGCCCGTCGTTGATTGGATCTACAATATTGCGTGGCCGTGGGTGGTCGGAGCATTCAACGCCATTAAAGACACCGCGTCTATTATGTGGGGCTCCCTGTCGGCGACATGGAACGGTATCTGGGCCGTCATGCAGCCGGTAGTGAATTGGATTCAAACCTACGCCGCACCCGTTATTAGCGTGGCCTGGGAAATAATCTCTACGGGCGCGAAAATTCTAGGCGGAATCATCGCGTTCGTATTCGCGTCCATCATCGCCGCGGTCACTATGGGAGTCGCCGTAATTCAAGGCGCAGCCACCACGATCAGCGCCGCCTGGAACACCGTTGTTTCGTGGACCAGCTGGCTGAAAAACATGGTCGTCTCCGCATGGAACATCCTGAAAGGCGAAATCCAAATCGTTAAAGATTGGATTGCCAACACACTCGTCCCCGCAATTACAAGCGCCTGGGACAGGGTCGTGGCCGCCGCCAATACCATGAAAGATGGTGTTAGGACGGCGTGGGACAAGATCAAGGAAGCCGCTGCCAAGCCTGTTAACTTCGTTATCGGCACAGTCTACAACAATGGGCTGCGGAAACTCGTTAACGGGATGATGGAGAAGCTCTCCCTCGATCTTCGTCTTCCTGAGGCTCCCACGATTGGCGGGTACGCGTCAGGTGGTGTCCTGCCCGGATACTCTCCGGGCCGCGACATTTACCATTTCGTATCACCCGACGGTGGCGGCCGGCTCGCGCTTTCCGGCGGAGAAGCTATCATGCGGCCAGAATGGGTGAAAGCCGTTGGTGGGCCTGCAATGGTGAATGCCATGAACCGTGCCGCCGCACACGGGGACAGAATCCCCGGCGGCGACGCGGGGTATGCCGCATTCGCCCCCGGCGGTATTTGGGACCCTGTCAAATCAACTGTAGAAAGGGGTGCGTCTGCTGCTCTTAATTGGATCACCGGGGCGGCCGATGCGGTATCCTCGATCTTCTCAGACCCAATTGGAGCCGTTGAGACTGTCATCAAGGCTCCGGTTCACAAGCTTCTTGATTCGTGGGGTGGCGACGGGGCAAAACCATTCTTTGACGCCGGGAAAGCTGGCGTTGATAAAACCATTGACGCGCTCGGCGACTGGATCAAGGATCACATGCCTGTGGTCAGCGGATTCGGTGGTGGAATCGGTGCTATTGGTGCCGCTGCCGGCGACCTCGTGAATACGGCGCGACGGGCTATCGGTACACCGTATGTTTGGGGTGGCGTTTCCCCGGGCGGCGGGCTCGACTGTTCTGGTCTTGTATATTGGGCGCTCAACGCGATGGGCATTCACGTGCCGCGTCTTACGGCGGCCGGATATCAAGCAATGTCATCCCCCGGTAACCCCATGGTTCCCGGTACACTCCTGTTCTGGGGGTATCCGGCTCATCACGTTGCTATCGCCTCCGGTAACGGGATGATGGTTGAGGCGCCAACTTTCGGTATTCCGGTGCGTGAGGTCCCGATCTATGGTGGGCCGTCCGCAGGTAATCTTCGCTACGATAACGGTGGATTCTTGCAGCCCGGCCTCTCAACAATCGAAAACAAAACTGGTCGCCCGGAGCCCGTTTTCACGTCAGCTCAGTGGGAGAAAATGGATAAGCTGATCAGCCTTCTGGAGAATCGTGCGCTCGGCCCGGATGTGCTTGAAATTCGGGACGTGGACAATGATCTTGTGGGGCGTATGCAGGTAGAAGCGACGTCGGCCATAGTAGACTATGACCGAATGAACCGATAAAACCATTGTGACGGAAAGCATATAGTAATGCCGATTACGGGATGGATTGCTACACACACGGGACTGCCGTCAATAATGGCCACAGGCAAGGAACCCGTCTATGCGGGTGATCGTCTTTTCGCTGTCCCTGGGATGGCTCGCGACAAAAGACCACTCACCGGCAGGGCGAAAATGATTCGCGAGCTCGAGGGCCCCAAGCTCACCGAGCCGGTAACAATGATCCTCTCAGACGCTTACGCCGTGCCGGGCACCACAATAAAATACGCCCAGGGCGATTCCTCGGTCACGCTGACTCGCCCCGAGGTGGAGTGGTGGCGCGGCATGGTGAGCGGCCTCAACGGGCGCACGGTGCCCGGGCTCATCTGGGAGGAGGCCCAGGATAAAAGAGAATGGTCCTCCCCAATTTCGAGATATAACTCACTTATCGCCAGGTGGCCGATGCTGGAAGTGGCCCGTACTGGAGGCGGGCAATTCGTCCTAGACGACCCGTCCCACGTTAACAATGTTTGGGAGATCTTGCAGAAGCGTGAGCCTCTCATTCTTACGCCCGGTGCCCCCGCCGACGTTCTCCCGTCGCGATTCATTACTGTGGACAAGGTGGACAGCGCCAGGATCACGGGAGACGGTATTATCCGGTGGAACGTAAAATGGCATGAGCTCCCCGAGGACTCCCCGATGCTTGTCGGCCCTCACGCCGGCTGGGGAGCAGCGCCTTGTGTCACCTGGGGTGAATGGCGTGAAGTCGACAAGGTCTGGAAGTCACGCACATACATTGAGATTTGCAAAATGATTGCGGGAATGCCATGAGAAACGGCCCCACTCTGGCCGCCCTTTCAGACGGTCTCAGCATCGGCGCAAGAATCGATATTATTCGCGGCGGCGAAGTCCTCAAAACAGGAATCCCCGCCTCCGAAGTGAAAGTCGAATGGTCCTCGACGAATCGCCAGGTTCCGGGCGCCCTGTCTTATTCTTGTCCAATGTCGTGGACTCCGGAATGGCCGTTGGACGCGCTCAATAATTTCGGGCAGCGTTCCATGGTGACCGCGCTTTATGAGAATCGGCGCGGCGACTATTGGGAAATTCCGCTCGGCGAATTCGTCAACGTGGAATGGTCCGTGTCCAAGGAAAAAGTAAATGTCTCCTGCAAGGATTTGACGCAGATTCTTGCCGATAATCCGAGGCCGTGGCCGTCCTCACCCGCCGCCGGCGCCACCCTGCTCTCCGAAGCCAACGAACTCGCCGAATATGTGCGAGTAAAACTAGAGGACGACGTCTGGGACGCGCCCATCCCCCGCACCACACAGTGGGGAAACTCACGAATCGAATCAATCTACAAACTCGTCGAATCGCGAGGCTGCGGTATTCGTAGCGGAGCCGATGGAATGCTGCACATTTTCAAGCTTCGCGACAAAACTGCGCCTGACGAGATTTACACGTACGAATCCGGCTTCCTTTTGGAAGCCCCGCGCGCCCCGAGGTCAGGCGGCCGTCGCCCGAACCGGTGGTACGTCACTGGCAGCAAGCAACAGCGGGCTCAGGGCGAGCAGGAGGAGCGTTGGACTGCGGAACGCGAAATCACTGACCCGCCATATGAGCCGGCCGGCTACGGTTGGGTTACGTCGCACAAAGAATTCAGCGCCGCAAGCTCGGCGAGAGAGGTATCCGAGGCCGCAGACACGTACATGATTCAGGACATTTCCTCCCGCTCTTCCAGGTCTTTGACGATTATCCCGGACGCCCGTATCGAGGTCGGGGATATTATCGGTGCAATTACCGAGCAGGGTGAGCATATTGCAGGCCGTGTCACGGCTTACAGTCTCCCGTTGTCTGATCCGTCCGCTACAATGAGAGTAGACATAGAGATACTGGGAGAATAAACGGGGCATCATGGTCAGACCGTCACTATTGCTTGACACGGCGCCACGAAACGGCGGCGGCCGCAACAATAACAATGTTATTGTTCAACAATCCTCAGTATCGTGGACGTACGGGAAAATCACCGGCACGTCCGCCACCGACAGTACGCTCCCGTCCGGCTGGGTAGAAGTAGGAATCCCCTACAGTAATCCGACCTCTCACGCTGTCGGCGAATCAGATGGGATTGCCACATGGATAGGCGCCCGCGTACTCGTCATCATTGACTCGTCCGGTCGTGTAGTCAAGATCAGTGACCCTATCGCCGAGCCGCCTTCAGGCGCGAAAGTTGAAAACCTCGGACATACCGGTAAAATGCTCAGCCAGGCTGCGAAAGACGCCGAACGCGCTTTCAAGGAAGCCGACGCCATTCGAGACCGCGCCAACAAAGCTGAAGGTGCCGCGAACAAGGCGGCAAAAGACGCGGAAAAAGCCGTTCAGATTGCAGAAGCTAACCGGCCGCCCGTGGTGTCCCAGACCGCCCCTGAGAATCCTGTCACAGGGTTGATCTGGTATGTCACCGACAATGCCGGGCACATTACCGACGTGCGTATCTGGGACGGTACACAGTGGGTGACCAGAACAATGGTCGCTGGCAGCATTCTCGTCCCCTCGTCCGTGGGGAATGTCTCGCTGGCCGACGGTTCTGTGTCCGCGCGTAACATTTATGCGTCCGGGGAACTCTGGGCGAAAATCGCGGCGTTCGCGTCCGTCACCACGGAAATGTTGACCGCTGGAAACGCAACATTCAACGCGGCAAAGGTCACTGGCGACCTTATCGGTAACAGGCTTATCGGTGGTGAGCTTTCGCTTGTTGATACTGAGCCGACGTCGGGCGAGAAGAATATTCGATTCGGTCTCGGTAGCGAATACGGGTTCTGGGAGTCTATCTGGTCCCCCAAAATCGCGACCGTGGAGGAGCTCGAGGGCGGCACAAGGTTTGTTCTGACTGATAGGGATCGTCCTAATCGTAACGATGGTGCGCAGATGGCAATCTACGATATTGCTGTTGCGAAACCAAAAACATATGGTATTGCCGGTGAGGGTGTCGGCAAGGTCGAAGGGTATATTCTTTTCACCCCGTCATGGAACGGGCGCGCGATTCTCACAATCAACATTGGTAAGAATAGAATTATTTCTGTTGATGAGCAGGCGACGGCTGGGCAGAAAATAAGATTCGATTTCACGCTCCCCGATGGTGCGTGGATTCAAGACACGGACACGCCTTTCTATATTAGTGCCCGCACGAACGATGTTTTTACGCCGGGGATGCAGCTCGGAATCATTTATTCCATGTACGTGTCATGGAAGATGAGTCGCTCCTCCGGTTTGCATATTTTCCGCGACGACGAGGGCGTGGCGAAGATACAGATCACTGATCGTCAGGGCGGCGAGCTGATCATGGACACGAATGGCGTGTCCTATGATCCGCCCGGGTCGGCTGCGCCTCACGCGTCGTCTTGGCGTACTTTCACGGAGCCGCCTTTCGCCCACATGGCAACAAACAATGCGCACTTGTGGACTAAAAAAGATGATTGGTCGAAGGTGCCTGTGGGTTCGCAGGAGAAGATCGTTCGTGGCGGAATGCAGGTAGATGGTGTCGAAATCATTATTCCGCAGAGCGGGCTCTACCGTCTAGACGGCACAACATGGTACAGGTCATCGTGGGCCGGGTATGTTGGCGGCACTAGGGTTGCTCGCAGTAATGATGTTGAGTATGGCGTTTACATGTATGCTGCGTTGAACCATGGTTTGTGGACTGCGTTGCAGGTGACTGGTGTTAGGCGTTTGAATGTCGGGGATCGGATCGCGCTTTACACGTATCAGAATATTGACGAGGGTACAATTATGGATTGGGGCGAGATGACGGTTAGCTGGCTCACCTACTGAAGATTGTGCAACAATATTTTTAGGAGAAAACAATATGCCTAACACTAGGTGGACCGGCGGTGTCGTCCCCACAGTAGACGATAATCTTATTGAAGCCTGGGACGCGTACGATGATTCTGCCGGTAGGGTTATGCCGGCTGCGTCCGTGGCTGCGGCACGGGTTATGCTTGCGGCAGCACCATCCGGGGCAGTATCGAAAGCACGCCCTGCAGTTTTCATTATTGACGACATTCTGTACACGGCTGACGGCTCCAAGGCCGGTGATGGATCATTCAACATCAACCCTGCGAACTCGTTCAGTGGTGTGCTTTACAGGCATCGTGATAATACGAACGGCCGCGGGCGTCCGACCTCGGATCATGCCACTTATACGTGGGGTGACGGTATCGTTACCCTGCCTATTAAGAGCCTTATGGAGTTCTCGCTTGACGTGTGCGTGAGTATTGCGCACGAGGATTATCATTCCGAGGAGGAGAAGGACAGGGCGGTCGGCTCATACTTCTTCGGGTTCAAGCTTGACAACAGGGGTATTTGGCAGACTGAGATTCAGTACAATCGCACGTTTATGACGCATCATATGCAGTGGCGCCTTTCCGTGGAAGCCGGTTCACACAGGGTTGCTTACACTACGGCGGGCAGTTATGGTGCGGACCCGTACTGGCATTACGATGGCGGCGTGTTCCCTGGCACTGTGTTTACGGTGGCTACTCTTGGTGCGACCCGCGTTGACCTGTAACCTCTAAAATAGTTCACTATTAGAAATAGGTGATAATAATATGACTAAGGTCATAGCGACGGTTGTAAATGCTGCCGGCAAGACAGTCAACGCGACAATGAGTGTCCGCCCCGAAACCGTTTACACGTCCGACAATATTACGACAGTCCCCGCCCCGGTGCGCGGCGACGCGAACGACAAGGGCAGGATCGAGGTAGAGGTAGACGCCAGCCACGGCGGACGATGGGCAATTGTTTTGAATGTCGCCGGCGTGTGGGCGCGCGAAGTCCGAGGTGCGGAGCTGCCGGCCTCCGGCGACGTGCAGGTAACCTCCCTGTCGGCATGGAACGGCGACAGTTACCCTAATCCCGGCGACCCTGGCGGTGGCGGCCAGAACAATGCTGGCAAGATCACCGTCAGCGACGATGGTCTTACCTGGACCTACGGAGAGTGAGAAAACACAATGGCAAACATTACTGGCTACACTAAGGCCGGAGTCGACAAGCTGACCGCCCCGCTGTTCTCCGCGATCTCGCCCTTCACGGTCGGTGGTCATTATTATTCTCCGGTCACATATTTTTGGCCTGATTTCTACAATGAAGGCCAGGCCGGAAAGGTCTCAAAGTGGGCCAAGACACTGGCCTACGGGAATGCTCTCGGCTACGTGATTATGAATCGTTCCACGGGTGATTGGTCCGCCAAAGACAACGACTTTCTCACTCAGGCTCAGCGCGCCAACGCGGCAGGGGCGAAGAGAATTCTTTGGTACATTCCTACCCGCTACGGTGTGGCATCGCTCGCCAAGGATGATGCCGCTCGGAATGGTGTGCCGGACCCGGACAAGTTCACGCGCGAATATATTATGCAGCTGTGCGCCAACCTCCGCTCCCAGTACGATGGTCTTTTCCAGGGCGTATTCCTGGACGAGGTAATCAGCGGCTGGGGCGCCCAGGCGGGACGGGTCGGATGGTACGGTGATCTCATCGGCGAAATTCGACGCACCTACGGCAAGAATTTCACAATCGCTATCAACCCTGGCAGCAATATTACTGAGGCCGTGTGCGCGCTCGATTTTGACGTGTGCATGAGCTTCGAGAACACTGCCGCCAAGTATTTGACGGACGACCCTAATAACCCGATTGCGAATGATGTGATGCGTGCCCAGCCGTCCACCAGGTGGTGGCACGTCATTCACGGTGTTACGAAAGAGAATTTCCGACAGGTAATCGACCGCGCCGCGTCGTTTGGCGTTTCACATTTGTATGTGACCGACGGCGAGCTGGTGCAGGGTGAGGGCGGCCAATGGGTACCCGAGAAGAACCCTTATCAGAATCCTCCGTCGGATTGGATCATGGAGCGTGTGATCGCTTGGCATGGCGGCTACCTCGACCTGGCTGAGCGTGTTGCCGCGTTGGAAGCGAAGGCAGCTCCAGCCCCGTCTCCGCAGCCGGGCGCCTGAGTGTTTCACGTGAAACATTCCCCCTCACCGCAGAAATCGTGGTGAGGGGGAATGTTTTCATGCCCGACGGAAGAGACTACAGTCCCAAGCGCTGATAGTCTCCTCCGTGCTCGCGGGCAATATCGTCCAATACGCCCATGAGATCAGAGCGCGCATCGTCCTGAACGTCGATCGACGGTGAGTTCAGGATCGAGTGAATCGTGTTATTGATCTCTCGGAATTGGCGAGCGGCGATTGCGTCACACTCTACACTGCTCCATCGTCGCGTTAGACGGCGTGCAAGATTGCATGTGCTCTCTCCGCTTGTTTCATGGTAAACGCCCACGACGTTCAATGGCCAGCCCCAGACAATCCATTTACTGACAGCGCTGCCGTCGCTGTTTTCTACGGTGACGTCAATTCCGACACCTTTATAGTGATTGTGCCACTTCAGGCGGGCGACCATGTTCGTTTCGTCGATATCGCACGCGTCGGGCTTCGGAAGCCACAGCTGTGTGAGGCTAATCTCGTGTTCAATCTCCAGCATTGGGTTATTTGCTGTCATGAGACGCTCCGCAGAAGTAGGTTGCAACGCATCGCAGAATGCTCCGGGCCACAGGCTTCCTCGTGAGTCCATCCCGCTGAGACGCCGCGCTTCGTCGTCGCTGTGACACCGCCATCGGTGACCTCGATCTTCCCCGACGGGGAATCAATGACGGTAACTCCCGCACGGTCTGAAATGCGGGGCGACGGGATCGTGTCCCGCAATTCCTTAACAATCGCCAACGCGATTTCCCGCCGATCATTCTTGCTCATTAGTCTACCTCCCGAGCGGACGGCGTAACCCCGGCCTGCCCTTGATAATGTGAGCCCAGACCATTGGTGCCGTACGGCATACTGGCGGGCCTGTCCAAGTCCTCGAAAGCAATCTGCGCAATCCTATCCCCCGGGAAGAGAAGAGCGGGTTTAGTGGAGTGCAGGTTAGCGATCTCCAGAGTCACGTTTCCTTGGAATCCTGGGTCAATGTATCCCGCGGACACGTGGACGAGAATTCCGCGGCGCGCCCACGATGATTTGCCTTCCACCCTAGCTACAAGGTCGGCAGGCACATTGACTTTCTCCTGGGTGGACGCGAGAATAAACTCACCCGGCAACAGCTCATAACCATTCTCGCCGATGGTGACATTCTCATCACCGTGGCGGTAGGCGATAATGTTTTCGTCTAGCCGCACTTCCACCGACGCCGGCTGGATAGACAACGGCTTGCGCCAGTCGGAGATGAGCTCACCCCAATCGATTCTGCGTCGGAGAGTAAAATCACTCAGTGTAGCCATTGCGGTAGTCCCTCGTCTTCGTTTTCCTTGATCACATGGACCGTGTAACCTTTATCGCATAGGATTGCTTTGGCTTCAAGTGCAAGGGCGAGCTTCTCTCCCGGGATGATTCCTACCGTGTCCTTACCGCGCTCCGACAGTACGATTGCACAGACGTACGTACCATCGTCCAGTGAGTCGCTGTAAGTGAGCACATACCCGCTTATCTCATCCGAATATGTGCACCTAGTAAAAGTGATCCTTCCTTCCCGCCATGAACGCAAGGCGAGTGTTACTCCCTGAACAAATTGAACGGTGTGCATAAGCCCACGGATCGCGCCAGGCGGATCGATAGCGTAACTCCTGATACTGAAGTTACAGTCATGGGCATGCATAAACGCAGCTGCACCCCACAGTTCACCACATTTTGCCAAATCGACGAAAGCAATATCAACAATATTCTCCACAATACTCACGCTTCCGGAATATAGCCGTTGAGGCGATCGTATGAAATGGCGGACGTGAACTCTGTGAGCCGGTCTCGAATTTCTCTGGCGCGATCCTCTGGGGTGAGCTGTCTGTTGATAGTGTCCCAGTGGACGTTTCGCAGAATTGCGATCGCCGTCTGGGCTCCCTGCTTGGCGACGAGTTCACGAAGATACCCCGCCGCCTTTCCCATGTCAATATTCTCATCGACACCATCCTTGTGGCCGGCCCTGAGAATGTACTTCAAAGCACTACTGGTCAGATAGTCTTTGTCGCGAATAAAGGCGATGGGGGCGGGGTCAAGGGCCGCATAATGTGATGAGTGAGTTACCTCATTCTCGTGCACATTATTCTCGGCGCACCCGCCATTCTTCTCTGTGACATAGAGAGTGTCATCGCACAAGGTCAACTCATAGCGCTGCTCGTCGAACGTGAGAAACGCTTCTCCCCCATTCTCGCCCTCATACCAAATACACCATTCGCCAGTGAAATACCTGCAAACCTTCCTGACAGGCGCATAATAGCTGTCAGAAACACAAAAGCAAACCGGACCGTTCGTGAATTTCAGCTCGCAGCCAGGGTCAGTATGATACCTGCCAATACGCCGCCAACACCAACCATCATACTTCCGCTCCAGAGAAACATAGCGACGGCTCCAGCAATCTACTCGCCATTTACAAAAAGAATTGCGGCGGACGCGCACCTCCCAGAAGCCATCATGCGACACTACCTTCAAAACATACTCGTATACGCCACTCGGGTAGTAAATCTTCTCACACTCATCATCTACAGGTGACACTACATAATCTCCTTTCTCTGTCTTCGTGATTGAATACTCGTCGTATTTGAAATAGTGTCTTCGCTCTGCACCGCCATGAATAGAATCGAAACCAATCCCTTTGCTGTCGCCGGTTTGCGATATGATTCTCTCTTTACTGCCGTCCGGCAAGTACAGCCAAACCATTTTCAAAAACACCATGTCCACAGCCATTTCACGTCATTTTCAGTTGCCGAGAGTGCCAACCGTGGCAAAGTAAGCGAAAAACACCTGAAGCCACCAAAAAACACGCCATGCAAGAGACAGTCCAATAACACCAACGATAAGGGCGACTGCGCCCATGGCCATACCCTCACCCGTGGACCGCGGCCTACGAAGCCACGCTACGAAACGATTCGTGGGGCGCGGCGGCGCCATCACACTGAGTGGCACGGACAATGCGGGGGGCGCCGGGGCAGGCCGAGGCGGCGGAGGAGGAGGCGGCGTAGGTGCACTAGCCGCGGGCGGAGGAGGCGCAGGAGTCGGTGCCGACGGAGCGCTTGAAAAAGTAGACATAATAGTTGTTCCTCACTTTCCGTTCAGTTCTGCCATGAGACGGTTGGTCCAACCGTCACTGTAGTTGAAATTCGTGCGCTTAGCGTGGCGCATGCCCTTGATTCTCTTCGCCCGATTCCTCTTATGCTCCTGAAACTCAACTGTCTTGCGACGAACCTCGTCCTCGCGTCCGTCCATACGGCGGATTGCCAGGTATTTCATGATTTGATCCACTCGATCTCATCGCCGAGAAGCCCGCGCAGATCATTGATCAGATTACGAGCGTTCCCGAATTCCTCCTCGGCGATATCGAAAACTCTGTAAACGTTCCCTTCGGTGCAAATCACAAGGAAGGAATTGTGGGCGCATTCGGGGACGAAAACATTGCGGACGTTCCCAATGAGTGCGGGCCGCTGAACAGGAATAGCCTGTACGAGATCGGCGCCAGTGAGAATCGCGACGGCGGTCACTCGCTCAACAGGGATTCCCCGAAATTCGTTCTCGCCTTTCTCGTATCCTTTTGCGGGGAAGTGAATTTTACTGCCTTTCAAATTGGTGAAAACGGCACCTCCGGTAGTTTTGCATGATCCGTATCCGGTGCGACGGTGTGCCATAATAATCCTCTTCTCAAAATATGTGTATGTGATGGTGGTGGGTGGTGGTGGCCCTTCGTCCGTGATGGGCCACCACCGTTATGTGTGTGTCAGCGCTCCAGCCACCACTCGGCCAGGTAGGCGATGGTCTCGTCAGTCAGTGCGGAGAGTCCGTCGTGGACGATGGTGAATCCGTCGGCATCGTACTGCCAGAGTCCCCAGGAGACGACGTCGTCGCACACGTGGAGTCCGAGTGCCTGTCCACCGTCGGTGGTGCGTCGCATGAGGCCGATGGTCTCGCCGGTCTCGTCCACCCAGTAGTCCGTGTCGCCCCAGGCGTTGGCGGCAGTGCCGACGGCGTAGGCGATGTCGGTGTCGGTGGTGATGTTCGTAGTGGTGGTCATTGTCTTGTCCTCTCCGTCCCTGGCTGGAAGCTTGTCCTCCCTGCCGATGTCTTAATCATGCTCTCCCGTGCGTCATGGATCAACCCTACGTGGTGGTGGCCCATCCCACAAAACCAATGTGTGTGAGGTATTGACAGATACTGGACCAATGTGGTATACGCGCGCGCACGTACCTATATACGCTACGGACGCACCCAGGCGCTCATGATAAAATTATCACCACCGAAAACCTTTACGAAAGGCGGTGCAAAATTGGCAGATTCCGTCACAGAATATGCTGCGTCGGAAATGAAATATTGGTGCACCACAGGCGACTACGGGGGCACTGGATACGCCCAGGACAACCGCTGGACTTGCTACTGGAATTCCAATGATGCCGGTTGGAAAACGGGCCCTGGCGACATGGATTGCAGTAGCGGCGTAGCGGGCGCCTACAATATTGCATTTCACAATGTTTGGGGAACAGGTTGGGATGATCCGATCATGTTCCCGCGGACCGGCGAAACATGGACCGAAACCCTGAATTCCCTGGCCGCGAATCGCGGTTTCATGGATATTGGGGACACGTGGTACGGGTCTACGCCGTCGGGAGGATTCCATGTCGGCGACTTGATCCTGAAGACTACCGGAGACGGCGGACATGTCGCAATGTGCGTGCGCGAAGACGATGGTTCATTCAACGCGGGCGACCCGCTCCTCGCTGAGGCGTGGATTAATGAGAATGGCGAAATTGCGGAAGGGGCGATGGGGGATCAGACCGGCTACGAGACGCACGTAGTCCGGTACAGTAGTCACCCGATGACCGTCGCGGCCTCGTGGTCCACGTGCATCCGTTTCGGAAAACGGACCGATGCCGATAGCGGGCATGAGTCTGCCGGCTCATATCGCCTTTCTTCAATTCAGGAGGCCGTTCTCAGGGCCGCCGATGCGGAGAATTGCCCGTGGTGGGCCGCCCTGGCGTGCCTGTGGATGGAAACCGGCGAGCGTGGTGCGAACATTTATGGACACGACGCTGGCGGTGCTGGCCCGCACGGTGAGGAAGTGACCGAGGAGAATTTCCGCGAATTTCTTGCGGCGCTTCGAGACGGCGAAACCTCAAACGGGGTTGGTCCGTTGCAGATTACGTATCCGGGTTATTTCTTTGATGATCCGGATCGTGAATGGTGGATGCCGGAAAGGTCGTCTGAGGTCGGATGCCGTATTCTTCGTGATCTTATCAACGCTGAAGGCGATTCTTATGAGGCCTTGAAGCGTGTTGGGTCGCGGTATAATTCAGGAAATCCGTATGACGCGTATGAGTCTTATGGGATTCTTTTCAGTAATCGTTGCAAGTCTTGGTATGAGTATGGCCGCCCTTCCGGGGGCGCCGGAGAGGAATTTTGGGATATGAGCGAGGGTGTTGATCTGCTCAGGGAGATTCGCGATCTTTTCCGTAGTGGAAAGGCGGGGGATCACTTCGCGGGCGACATGAATTGGTACGCCAAGGCGACCTATGAGGAGGTTAAGTCTATTCACGCGTCCGTGGATCAGATTCTGCATTCTGTGACTCCGGGGCAGGAGAATGTCCGTGAGGCGGGTGCGATTTATGGTGCCGTGAATGAGATTCGTAAGGCGGTGTCGACGCCGTCGTCTTTGCAGGCGCATGATGGTGTCGCGGAGTCTCCTACTCCGGCTGAGTCTCCTGCTCCGGCGGAGAATTCTTGACGCGACATGTTGGTGTTCCATCGTGGCGTATTCGGCTAGTATTATGCTGAGTGTCGTGTCATGATGGGTACGACATGCGGGGAGCTTCACTCTCTTCCCTCTCCGTGATCTCCTGTGACAGTGGTAGAGCAAGTCTCCGGACGGTCAATGAATGATCGTCCGGAGACTTGCTCTATGTGTGCTATACTTTCCTGCGTACCGCTTATATTGGTTAATACACAAATATTTTCCTACGCGTTCCGACGGTGCAATAAGAGAATACTATCGCCCTCATGTTTTCCTACACACATTAACCCGACATGCTCTAGGAATCGGCGTGAGGGCGATGGTATACAATCCATCCAATGAAAGTGAAAATTAGGGTGACTAAGTCGCTTTATGTGGCCACTATTTTTGCGGCTGCCATGGTGACGGCAAACACTGCGCTCATGGTGTATGAAGATTATACCAATGGCACTATGAATGTGACTCGTGATTCTTTGTGGTGTGTTGGCGCGATCATTCTTTGGGCCAGCGTACGCACCGTCAGATTCATGCGAACCATTGGGTACCATCCGGGCTTCCACAGAAAGTAACTAAAACATAACATTCCCCGCCTAGCATCGTCATTGCTGGGCGGGGAATGTTATATAATACCTATTGCAGCCCTGCCAAGCAATCATAACAAAAGAGGACATTAGACATACGATGATCAATTTCCTGAACAATGTCCTCTCCGACGCCACCCTAGTAGCTTTGGCTGCCCTCACTGGCACAATTTTCTCTAACATAACACAGCGCAAAAACGCGCGCGACCAGGAACAGATCTCAATCCTAGATATCACTGTTCGTTCTCTTTCCGAGAGAGTGACTGCCCTGGAGGCCAGTCTTGCGGCCGCCGAAAGAGCCGCAGACATGGCAGAGGACGGCCGCCGACGGGCGGAAGTGAAATGGTGGGAGGCTGTCTCTTTCGCACATACTGTCATCGATTGGGGTAGGTCTCTGAAAATTCTGATACCATCTGATAAAGAGGCCTCAATCCCTACTGAGCCTCAAATTCCGGAATCTATGAGGTGATTCATAAACATGTTTACTCCTGAGGTCCGCAAGGCGCTTTACGCTCTGCTCACTGCCGTTCTCGGCGTCTTTGCGGCGTTCAATGTTATTTCTGCGGATCAGGCGTCTCAGTATGCTGACGCTGCCACCCAGATTGTTGGTGCTCTGACTCTGGCGCTGGCTACGTATCACACTCGCCCCGGCGCGGCCACTGGCCGTCACGCCGCCGGTGAGGGTGAGGCCACTGAGGACAAGGTTGCCTGACCTTCGCCGTTCATAGAACATTACTGCCCCCCGCCGGCTATCCGGTAGGGGGCAGTAATGTTTCACGTAAAACACGGGGGCATGTTTCACGTGAAACATTCACCGCCGTTCCACGTCGTCTCCGATAATGCGGGCGATCACGGCCTCGTCGTGGCGTTTGGTGACTGCCCACAGGAAAAGATGACGCCCCGCATCACGTGCGTCGTCCGCATCCGGCTGACCTACACTGGCTCCAGTGGGCCAAAAATCAAGAGACTTCAGAACGTGGTCGGGCATGGTGGTCTTTGCCATCGCGGGAGTCTGCCATACAATGTCTCCGATCTCCCATTCCAGCACAGTGTTGATTTTCACTGGGGTGAGGTCTGCGAGAAAATTGTTGCCCGGTCGAAGATCGAATTGTTCGCATACGAGAATGTCTGGGGCAAATTCGTTTCGTGTAGCCAGAATGTCGTAGACGCTAGCCGTCCAATGCTCATACTTGAATTGCTGAACATGAATAATTGAGAATTCGTGGTCGTCATGGAAATCTCCGATGACAATTCCCGTTGACTTACCGGGGTCAACGGCCATCACCCGCCGCATCATGCCTTTCCCTCCTTCCTCTTATTTCGTAGGCTTCGCCGCGACTTGTTCACGGTAGCAATATTTTTCACCGTGTCCGAACGCACTCCGTCTACCTTAAGCCACAGCGTGTCCGGCGCCATCGGCTTGCCGCGTCCCTTTTTCAGAGTCCACGGCGTATCCGGGTCGTCCGGGAAAGGCAGATTCTTATAGCACCATATTGCACAATCCTGCGGGGAATCGAAATGGAAGTCCTCTTTTGGAATGTATCTTTTCAGGTCATAAATGCGTCGCATGAGTGAAGGAGTGAGCCATTTCGGTAGTTCCTTGTACATGCGAAGCGATGAGCTAGTGCACGGGCAATTCACGGGTTCGTTGCCGCTGAAACGCGAGACACGGATCCACTTCGCTTCCCCGCAATTCACGCAACGCATATGAAAATACTTATGGTGATCGCTCATGAACCTGTACTCAGGGGACGTGACTTCCCACTGCCGAAAGCGGCGTCCCATCATTTCCGGTTCCTCCCCGGTCAAGTTTTTGTTCACCGGCTTGGCCGGATGGAGGATGCGACGGTTGCGACCTTTCTTTCTTGTCTTGGTGCGTATGATAGAGATTTCACCGGGGCGAAATACTCCGTTCTCGGTCGCGAACTCCCATTCAAATACAACCGATGGGTTGAATACGTTGTAGCACCATTCGATAGCTGACATCATGCCGTCGAACTCGAAATTATCTACACCGTTCTCTTCTCGCCACGCCCAAATATTGAGGCGAATATCGTTGTAAGAGCGGCTCGGCATGAGCGTCTCGTTTGCTTTGCGATGGTAACGCAAATACGGCATATCCGGCGTGTGGTCCAGTGCCACGTCAAGGTTGCATGGGGCGATTGGCTTGGTAATGTCAGGGCGCACGAAACGCCATTTCTTGTCCTCGGGAACCTCCAAATAGGTGAAACACCACTCCAGGGCAGCATCCACGGAAGAAAAAAGGAACTCCCCGCTTGGGACGCTCGTTTGAAGCCGCTCCAACCTGTTAGCGGCTAGCCTGTACAACTTGTATGAAGGTTGCATCATTCGTGTTTCCTCTCTTCTCTTATTTGGTTGAATAGCGGGGGCAACAGTATTGTTGCCCCCGCTATTCAAATCATGCGATCGTGTGTGTCAGAAAACTACCGGCGATGCGGCCGCAGTATTCTTCTTGGCCTCGAAATCAATGGAAGAAATCTCTGCTCTCGGAGGCCAAAATGCGGGCTTCGGGGCGCCGTCCTCGCCGAGGATGGTGATCCCGTTCTCGTCCTGCTCGTATGCGGGGCGACCGTAATCGTCCAGACGAGGCCTGGGCTTGCTCATCCTTGTCACCAATGTTGCGTGAGCGCCTTCCAGATTCTCGCACACGCGCTTCACGGTCGCGTCAATCTTCTGTGGCGAGAGAAGATCGGCCCGCTCCCTGGCGTCAGCCGGCCACAGACCAGCGGCACTGAAGTACTTCGGAATATTGAAGTGAATGTAGGTCTTTCCGTTCTTGTTAATGGTGAAAACTGTGCGGTCGGTGAGGGCCTTTCCGGCGTCCTCGTCGTCACCGTCAATCATCCAATCGGTGACAAGCATCGGCCTGCCGCTCTTGGACGTGGTCATTTCGGCCTTGGTGATGAAAGCGGAATGCTTTCCCGGCTTAGGCGGCTCGAAATTGCCACCGCCAGTAGCGACTTCCAGGGATGAAAGGTCGGTGCCGAAGTTGAAGCCAGTTGCCATAATTATTGTGCTCCTATAAGTCGGTGGTAAAGAATTGCGGAGGTCAGTTCTTACCGTCGGTGGGCTTGCTGCGAAGCGCCTCCCTGACAGCGTCGGCGGCGATAGCGAGAGTCTCAGTGGAGACGCCACGGTCGGCGGTAACAGTGATCTTAGCCATAATATGTTTCTCTCTTCCTATGTTTTTGGTTAGTGGCTAGTGATGTAATTGTGGATCTTGGTCATGTTTGGGTTTCCCATTGCTGGCGGGAAACCGCGCGTCTGTTGCTTTGTCACAACGTTGGGTTTGCGAGTGTACAGGACTGGCACGGTGATTTCTTCCCCGTCCCCATTGTCCACGTTCGCCCATTCCATGTAGCCGACGAAGTTAAACAAGGCGGGGATGCGCTGCCCAGACTTCTGCCCCTCAAATGACGGGGCGATGAAGGTTTCCCCAGTGACTTCATTGCTTTCGCGTGCGGAATGCGTGATAGCAATGAATGAAATGTCGGGGGGGTCCAGGAATACGCTGATCGCCTTCAACAGGGAATCGTACACTGCCCGCCATTTCGTCCACGTGTCATTCGACACGGCCTCATAGTGAGACAGGATGAGTTCCTGGCACTTGTCTAGCGTGTCGAACACTACAGTTTTGTAGGGGAATTTTGCAAGATTGCGTGCAATATTGTCGCAAAGATTGGCGCAATCAACCCACTTGTCGCAATGCACGACAGTGATGTTTGCAGGGTTCCCCCAATCCCGTACTGGGAGCGTGCCGGATTCGAAATCAACGTACAAGACGGGCGACATGTCGTCCACCTGTGACGCCGTAGCTGCGAGCGATGTTTTGCCGACGCCACTCACACCATGAATAAGCATGTTGAAATGATTATTCTGCTCCGGGTTCACGACCGTCATTCCGAGACGGGCAAGAGTGTCCTCGAAAGTCATATTATGTTTCACCTCCTAACCGTTAATGTTGTAGTTTTTGAAAGCTTCTGTGTGGCGCTCATGTGAGCAGTACCAACATAGGGGTGACGATTGGAGACTGTCAACCCTATCGTCTTGTGACCTTGCTCTCTCCCAAATGTTTTGGAGTCTCTCTATGGCCGCGAGCGCAACGTCCTGCCGCCACGGAAAAGAGAACTCGCAAATACTGTCCGGCACGACCTCTACACTACAGTCCCTTGGGAGAGCAACAATAGAACAGTGGGCTATGTCATAGCCGAGTTGTGTGAGGCCGTACCCGTAGAGCATGATTTGAATGTAGTATTTACGAAATTGTGCGCCCGCTATCGTGTTAGCGAACTGAGGCAACTCACCGTCCCATTTGATACCCTTCCGGAATGCGGAAATCTTTTTCCGTGAGAGCAGCTTCCAGTCCAGGACCGTCGCCGCCGCAATATCGAAGCGATCCACACTCCCAGAAACACTCCCATAGTCTTCAAGATCACATACCTCTACTCTCTGTTCCACTAGAACATTCGGGTCATTCTTCGTGCGCGATTCCGCGAAAGCATGAAACGCGGTGCCCAGGAAGGGCGCCAACGGTGAGCCCCCACCCTCCATATTGTGCGGGATGCCGAGGAGTTTGTCGGCAATGCATCGTTCGCAATCATCCCCGATTTCACTTACACCGATGCGCGTTTGTTTGTCACGTTCGGTTGGGGCGAAAACATTACTGACCGCTGTTGTGGCGGCCGGGCTCAAATTCAAATTTCTCTCCCTCCTGAATTGCGGCGATAGCGGCGAGCCTGACGTCGCGGTGGACTTCAATGTCTCCGCTCGCAATGTCTTCGACGAAGAATAGTCTTGCATCGCCGGCCGGCATGATTTCGTAGACCGTGCCGCCCAATTCTTCTGCCCGCATTGCGGCCTGTTCGAGATTCGAGTAGACCCGATAGTCGCCTTTCTGCGACGATTCCCATACTAGGTAGACACCCATTAGTGTTTTTGCCCTCTCTTCCCTGTAATATTAGTTATGATTGCGTGTCATTCGATAATGGTTGCTGTGAGGCCGGCCCGCTCCTCGATCGCCGCGGAAATGACGGCCGCATAGCACTGAATCCGCCAAATGCTCTCCGATCGAATGCTGGGTACGTGCAGTCGCATTGTCTTGACGCCGAATTTCGTTGGCCATTTCAGGATGATTGTGCGGCCGGCGATTTCGTCGACTGTGGTGCCCTGCGTAATGCGCATAATGTTTTTCACTCCCCCGCTGTGGTGAGCTCGTAAATGTCGAGGCTATTGTTGGTGGCCATGCTCCGCATGATGTTAATGTTGTCCGTCGCAACATGGATGACATTAATGTCCGAGTGTGCATCGTCCACTGGGGTGACGATCAGGAAATTCCTGCCGACCAGCTCGCTGTCGTCGGATACGAGAATGTCCCGAATGGTGCCTGTCATGCGGCGTCGTACTAGACGAATGGCCGAGCCGCCGTGTGTTTCTGTCTTCATGGCATCTACTGTATTCGTGTGGTGGTGGTGTATGCAACCCACATGGGCGTGGTCTCTATCACATCTCATATGAGGCCGCTCTCACGCAGACGCTCATACCCCGCCGCCAACCTGGGCTCCACAGCCGTCACGTCAACAGTGCCCTCACACTGCAAAAGAAAACGATTCACCCGTTTCGTTTGCCCCTTGCGATTCAAACGAGCAGACGCCTGCAAATTCAAAATCACACTATTATCTTCGCTCAACCAAATCTCAGTGTTGCAAACGTTCTGCAGACCGTCAATCCCTTCGGCAGCGGCCGCAATGACGGCACAGAGAATCCGTGGCCCATCGGGCTCCAAAAATCGTCGCCACTCATCCCTGTAATCGCTGGACAATTCAACACTCTGATAGCCAGCATCGGCCAATCGCTCTCTCAGAGGCGCCATGAATTTACGTGAATGACACCACAGAACAACTCTCTCGTCCGGGGGCAGATCAGACAGAATATCGAGGGTGGCGTCAATCTTCGAAGATTCTCGCTCCTCGAACTCGACACTATCGCCCACGATCCTCAACGGTCCGAGAGTGACCTGTCTGAGGCGCCCGTCGAGAACGGCGGCGGACGAGGCCACACTGGCCCCACCATCCATAACCGCCAAACGATAATCCACGAACTCCCGGTACATCCTCTTCTGTTCACACCGCATCCCACAAGCAACGCGTTGAACATTCACAGGGGGAAGATCACCAAAAACCTCACTACCCCGCATCGCAGACCAAACATCACCCACAGAATCGCGGAGGACGCCAGGAGTCTTTTCGCCACCATAAATCCTGGCATACGGGGACGCCGCAAAAGGATTGAGCTGAGAGACAAAAAACTCATCCGCAAACCGGTAGAAACTACGGTCAACACTATCCGAGTTCAGAAATTTGAGAACACCATAAATGTTGACGGGTTTATTGCCGGCGGGCGTACCCGACAAACCAAGACGATATTTCGACTTCAATGCTTTCACTGCCCGGAAAGACTGGGTGCGGTGATTCGCAATGCGGTGAACCTCGTCCACTACCACCATGTCGAACGATTTCTTCGAGAAGGAAGCATTCGGCCACTTCCCCGCGTCCACGGCCTTTCCCAGTGAAACCAACAGCTCGAAATTAATGACCCACCAACCGTCCTCGCCGTTCAGCATGCTCTCAATGTTGGCGCGCCCCGCCTTAGTAGAGCGCGACAGTACTTTCGCTTCCCGGCCGGCAATGACCTTGACGCTGGCCTGCCATGACGGAATGACGCGCTTCGGGCACACAACAATGACACGCCTGGCAGCATTAAGTTTTTGTGTGACCCAGATGGCCCCGTATGTTTTGCCGCACCCCGGTTCCCATGCCAGCAAAGCACCACCACCGCCTCGAATCGCGGCGACGGTGCGGTTGATTTCTCTTTCCTGCGCCCCAGTGGGTTGAATATTAATCATTGAAATTCGTCCAAACAATCACTAGTAGGCAAATGATAAGCATGAACACGAGACGTGTCATCTGCCCTTTCCTTTCCAATATGAGGAACCCCGCCCCATCATTGCTAACGGGGCGGGGTTCGTCGTGGTGGTCAGTGGGCGATGACGTGACGCTGCACGGCGTCCCAGTAGGCGTCCTCGTCCACGTCCACCACATAGTAGGGGGTTCCAGTGGCGGAGAAGTACTGTCCGATCACGTCGTCGGCGATCGCGGCAACATCGTAGCCGTCCATCTGGTCGAGCGTGGGGATGATGTCGTACATGATGACGTCGTCCCGGGTGCTGCGGCGAGCGATAGTGTCCATGACTTCTCTTCTCTCTTCTCTTCGTGTCGGTGCCACCGTTCCTCGGTGACGACCCTAGTATAGGCAGACCGTACGCTCTCCAGCCACCCCAAAATGGCGTGACCCTGCTCACATCTCCAGTTGGAGGAGAGATAGCGCCTTACCCACGGCCACACCCACGTCGCCACCGCACTCCAGTAGCCTCATACAATCGAAAACAGTGTGCGCCCGGCCATCCGCGAGCGGATCATCCGCATGATGCGAGTAGACCAGACCACTGTCCAGCATCGTCACGCCCGGAGCCGTGCCACCACCACGCGCATACCGCCACCGCCGCCCCACCGACTCGTAAGGCCAACCAAACAAACCGACAAGATCATTAAACCCATACTTTGAATTGAATTCCCCAATCACACCACCATAACCACCATCAGGCACAGAAGACAAAGAAACACCACCATCGCCTTTCTCCTCATACCCGATATTCTCCAACCACTTATCAACATTCAAACGAGCACCATCAATGAGCCAATTGCGTACCCTCAAACCAAGACGATGTGACGGTAGGAAAAAAGCTCGAGACGCCTCAGCGCACGACCCATCCCACTGGGCCACGGGCCCCAACACACTGAAGCACGTCCGGCTAATCGACTCGCACTCCCCCACGGTCATGCTGCGAGTACAAGGCAGAACGACGCGGAAACGCGGAGACGGAAAAGACGACGACGCCGTCTCCCACACAATACCGGCGAGATTCGCCGCACGCATACGATCCCCGACAAAATCTTTCCGCGACCCATGATCCGCGTCCAAAACAATAGCGGACCGGGACACGAAATTCCTCTTCTGCCGCCTGCCCCCCGAAAGAATGCCAGCAAAAAAAGCTGGAGCATCATTCTTCTCACATTTCGAGGGCACCTCACACAAGGCAGCAAAATCACTCAAATTTACGTTGGTAGCACGCCACCCTGTGACGGAACGGACATTGCCCGCTACCATCGCAGGAAAACGCACACCGAAAACATCACTCACTGTACGACGGTTCCGCTATCTGATCCCGCAAAATCGCTTCCACGAGATCATTATCCACAATAGCGCCTTCCGTCCGAAACTTCACGCCCCGACGAAGAATATACTGCCGATACTCTTCCACGCTACGCGGGGACAGATTTTTCGCCTCCAGCACTTGGTAAAGGCGCGTCTCGGTCGGCGGATTACTACTGAAATTATCCACCATACGCGTCAAATCCGGAACAAAAACATAATCGACCATTTTCAGCGCGTCGGGAAGCCAGAAATCGGCGGCTAGGCTGAAAGCTTTCCGAACGGCGGACGATGACACGCTCATCTGCTGCTCGAAAAGAGATAGAATAGCGGCCACGCGCATAATGTGATTCCCCATGCGGTCAATGACCGCCTGTACTGCCCGCTGGAAAGGCGACTCGCGAGCCGCCTCCCTACCCCAGTCTCGCATTGTTTCCACCCAAACATTCCGGGCCGACTCAGTCACAGTCATAGTAGCCGGCGTATTAACAGGCCAAAATTCGGTGGCGCAAGTGACAGTGCCACGGAATTCGTGCTGCATCATACCCAGCATCGTGGAAATGCGCTCGGAAGCATGCTCAACAAAACCATCACCACCATGCGCATTCCGGTCGTTGTTGGTGATCCATCCGAAAGACGACGGATCAGACTGGTGATTCTCCTCGTCCAACGCGAAAAGAATGCGCGGTCCCCACCCAGTCTCGAATAGGGACTGTGACATGTTATCGACTACGTCGCCGAGGATTCCGGTGCCGCAGAAAGCAAAAGAATGAGGAACCCTATCACTGTCAGCCCGCTTGACACCATCGTCGCCAACACGCACAGACTCGACAGTCCTACCCGAGTAGACGTCGGTCAAGAAACCGATAAGCCCGCTACGATAACCCTCACCCTGTGACGCGGAATACATATTCTGTAGTTCGTCTACGAACATGATAGACGCCCCACCAGGCCGCTGCGCCATCCGCAAATTCAAGCCTTCGGCCGTTACGTTCGACCCGAACAAAACATTCGCCATAAGGGACCGCTCGCACGGACTATTGTCGATACTGTTCAGCAAATCCTTACGATCAGCCTCGAACTCGGCGATGCGACTATTGATATCGTCCCGCTCGACACGATACTCATCAATATCAATACGCCCACTCCTCTTTTCCAGGGATTCCAGGCGACGATACAGCATGCGGAGTGCCGAATCACACTCCCGTACGGCCGCCAAAAGCGCTGACGAATCCCACCGGAACGCCTCCACACAATCGTCAAAAAACCCGCGCACCAAAGACTGTGCCGTCGTCTTCCTCGACAAAGTAGACGCCCCAAGACAATGCGAATACAAAGTCAACGGCACCATACTCTGCGCGCTCGCAGACAGATGAGTTCTCGCAGACAACGGGGCAGACACCATCGTCAAGAAAGTCGTCCACAAAAACCTGGGAGGCGTCTCCGGCGACTTAGACTGCAAATAGTCAATGATCCTGTCAGCGAACCAATCATAATGCACACCCCCACACGGGAACGCAAACTCGTAATCCGCAACCCTCTCAACACTCAATTGTCTTCCGCCTCCACATGGGCAAGAAAACTATTGAAAGCGTCAATAATTTCATCGCCGTCGAAAGTATAACCGACGTCGAACATGAGGCCCCAGTATCGGTTTGTTTGTTCGAAAATCGTCGCCTTGTAGCCGCGGACAGTATCCGCTTCGAAAACGAATCTATGCCCAGGCGATGCGACGACAATGCGGATGCTATTGTTCCAGGCGCTTACTTCCAGGCCGAGCGAATCGTTCCCGCCCTTGCTGGCGTAATTCTTGCACGCCTCGGTGACATGCTTCAGGAATTCCCAGTCGAATAGCTTGATCATTTGTCCTCCCACAGTTTTGTCTTGATTTCGTCGAGCAACTCCTGAAATCCCCATCCCCCGTCTCCATTCACTGTTGTTATCGTTTCGTCCATGTCGACCTCTCGAACACTCACCGAATACTCGCCACCCACAATGGAGAGAGTGCACCCATATTGTTTCCCGGTGACGTCCAAGTAGAGGACAGACAGATCACTGTCCAGTATGGCGTCCTCCCCAGTATCCAATAGGATGGACTTGCAGCGCGGGTCATTGAGCATCTCCGCAATGAACTCAGTCACAATATGACGTAGCTCGTCGTCAATCACGATTCTCGCCCTTCCACCATGCCAGCCAGCTCCATGAAGTTATTCACAGCATGAACGATCATGCCCTGGTCAGCATCACGCTCGTCCGAGAGGACATGATTCGACAGTTGAATAACGCGAACCCGCCATTCATCATCCTTCGTGACAACAATTCTGAAGACGGTCCTATCGACAGGATTCATAGCCCGCGCTTTGAAACGAACCACGGAAAGATCGCCGTTGTCACTGTAGCAACGCAAGCCAACAGACCCGCAGTGAGACCACCTAACAAAATCGCCAACACAGCTAGCGAGGAAAGCGAACACCGCCCTGTCAATGCTGGAGTCACTCATTGCCAGCCCCCTTGCCGCGGTTCGCCGCGACAATCAAAGCACGGTGGACGAACTCACCAACACTCTCCGGAGGAATCGCCGTGCTCTTCCGCTTAACATGCCTTGCCCTCACCGTGTCGCCGGCGACCACGATACGGCAGGTGCTGCCGATAGTGATGATGCCGCCGTCGTAAACCTTGCGGGCAGGCGCATGCACGTTGAACTCATGGCGGCGCCCGTCATCATTCCACTCACGAACCGCCTGAGCGATAACCGTCTCGAAAACTGTACCCATAATATACTCTCTCTTCCCAAATATTGTGATGAACGCTACTGTCCTGTTAATTGTGGAGGGGATTAAATATCGAAGCCGATCACTTCCTCCACGGGCACGCCCACCAAATCACACAAATCAACCAGCCTGTCCCGCGCATCAGACCAGGCGCACTCCCATATCGGCGAACCCTTATCACTGTCCCGCATTTCTTCCAGGCAAAGAATGAAATCATTCACCAAGCGACTACTTTCTTCTTTCCTCTCGTGGCGCTTAATGTGCTTGCAAATCCACCTGGCCGCAACCCCGGTATTCTCACCGACAGTGACAATTTTCTGCCACCAAGCATCCGCCGTCGTCTCTTTCGAACTGAAATACCACGCCGTCGGCCTACCACTATCAAACACGTACGTTTCAACAGTACCAACCTTAGTGTCCCAAATAATGACAGTGAAATCATCGCCGTCATAATGGGACGTGGCAGGCGGCATATTCTCCCGAATAAACCCCATCTCAATATCCCGATCAGTTACCCCTTCATCGTTGGGGCCATCATATTCAAACCATAACATTATTCTCTCCTCTCGTTTCCTTGGAATTGCGGTGGGTCAGACGATCACACTGTCAGGAATCTCCCGGATACGAACACAGAACCATCCCCACACCTCCTCCACAGCATCCGACCGGTCAGGAGAATCCAATCTGCCAGGGATAAGCTCGACACCACCCCTACCCGCGCCCTCAACAATCTGCCCAATAATTTCACCATTGAAATAGGCGACAATCAAAGAATCCTCCGCCATTGCAAGAGTAATACCACAAGCGTCCGCCGCTGAAGTGAGACCCTCTATGACCGAGGCACCTACAACAAGACGGTCGAACATTTCCTGCACCTTGTCCGCAATATTCTCAGTACGGACCACGCCAATATTGGTCCCCCACTGGAGAGTCTCAATATTGTCCACGGTCAACGCGACCTCGCCGGAAACGAACATCATCTCACCAATCGGTGCCGTGTAAACGTGGAACCGCATTGAATGTGTGAGCGGCCTCTTCGGCCTTACCCCAATAGCATCCCCAACGGGAGTGCGGGAATGCGAAACAATGGGATCATGGGAGATGTCATCCACGAACTTGTCCCAGATGGGGCGTTTCGACGCGTCCTCCCCAATAAGCGGGTCAATATCCAGCTCGACGCCGCTCCGCCTCATAGCAACCATCATGGTGCCAATCGCCATCCCGCCGGACGACACTGTCAGAGCCGAAAACTCGTCCTCGTCAACATAGAGACCATGCTCATCGGCCAGGGTAAGAATGCGGTCATAAATCCTCGCCGCAGCCACCATGGAAGCCAGTCCCTCATTAGCAGAACGGCGGTCGTCCGGAAAATCGGGGAAATAGGCGGGTATGAGGCGATCGGACAGAAGAATATCCTCCCCGTCCATGATCTGCGTTGTGCCGTCCAACCAAATACCCCGCGACCAATTCGTGATGTCAATTGTGAAATGCGCGGCATAAAACATGATGTCCTCTTCCCCTTCAGTGTTTGTGTTGCCCGAATTGCGGGGGGTTACCGTACTCCCAGCGTCCCCCATAGGACCCAGATAGCCGCCACGAAACCGAGCGTCCCGACGACGGCGAGACATGACGCGGTCAGGTAGATGATGGCGGCGAAGATGATTTCGCTGCTCCGCCTCAAAGGGCGGCGGGTCGCGGCGTTGGTGCGCTTCGGCGCCGCATGCCTCATGCTCATGATCTACTCTCTTTCCATGGTTTGGATTGTGTTGCGGGCTGCTGTCTTGCTCCCGATGGACTTAACTCTAGGGCCCCGATGGTAGCCCTGTCCACCCTCCCAGGGTGAGACGTCCGCCACACTTCCGGGGTTTGGTTCCCGACACGCAGCCCACCATCCCAGGAACACCACGAAAGGCGGATGGGTGATGGGCTACATGTGACCGCATCCCCCATCCCGTGCGATCGCGAGACGGAGGATGCGATACCAGTCCGAGCGGCGGGCCACCCAGTGTCACGCTGTCTTAGATGACGTCAATACCGTTCTCCTCCAGTACACCCCCGATCTCTTCAACATTATCCACATTCACGCCAGCAACGCTAATGCCACACTCAATCTCGCCGTCACCGTGCTCAATGACCTCGAGCTCAAGCGTGACACGGTCCAGACCGAAAATGATTTGCCTGCCCAATAGTGCAATGGGGTGCGTGTCTACGTATCCGATAGTACGGAGAATGTCGAGGGCGCGGAACATTAAGTCGGCGCCGCGTGCGACGGTGGCGAACAGTTCCGTCAAATGTTCGGGCGTCTCTCTTTTATCGGCGACGCTCATCATGTAGTTTGTGCCGTCCATGTGCTCGACCATGATCGAGAACCGGGCCGGGGTGTCGTCTGACGGCTTCGTGACCCTACGCAGGTCTATGTGTCGGACGAGCATTCCCTCGCCCACCGCGTTGCTCATTTGTGTTCCATCCTCTCTTCGTGCGCCGACCTTCGGTGGTGTGTCCACCGTAGAAGAGCGGTGGTGGTGCTGTCAACCCACAGCATGTGTGTGCTGTGTCTCAGTGGGTTCCGGGGGCTCCCATGGACTTGCGCTGCCACACCATCCGTGTCATACCGTGGACATGAACACCTCGACCGCTCCGCACATCTCACCCGTCCTCGAGCCCGAGACCATGATGGCCCTCATCCTCCGCTACGTCGAAGACAATGAGAAGGCCGCCGACCAGTACCTGCGTGCGATGCTGCGTCTCTTCATGTTCGACCTCTACCCCGACGAGGGGTTCCAGCTGGTGCGCGACTTCGCCGTCGAGTCCACGAACGACATCCGAAACTTCGAGGGTGTGGAGATGTCGAGCCGGATCAACGTCGCACTGCGGCGGCTGATCGACCGTGCCAAGGCTGACGAGGCCTTCGTGGCCGAGCTGACCGAGTTGGCCGGCTGAGCCGCTCACCCCACCCACACACTGCGGCAGAGGATACCCCCCCTGGGTCTTGTGCCAGCCAAGGCCCGGGGGGCATTCTTATATCAACAGAACGCCCCAACCGACCAGGGAGGAAAGAGGAAATGAACAGCACCATCCACCGTACCGAGGACCTGGCCCTCGAGACCGTCGAGCTCGGCGTCATCTACCGGGTCCACGCCCCCCGTACCGGTGACCCGTGGACCCTCTACCCGACGGGCGACGAATGCGGCGTCGAATCCATCGAGCCGCTGGACGTCCCCGACGGATGGGACGACGCCTACGAGTACGCGATGGGCGACGTGTGCATCTGGCCTCGCCTCGCCCGCCTCGCCATGGACGCCTATCTCGCTCATGCCATCCTCGAGGTCGCTTTCGTCCCCATCGTCGACGAGGAGGCGGATACCGACTCGCGCGCCCTGCTGTACCGCTCCGTCTGGCCCTACTGATCCGACTGCCCTGAAGCCGGCGAGGCCCCACCTTCAACGAGGAGGTGGGGCCTCGTCGTTGTGGTGTGTTCACTGTGGAATGGCGGTGTGTGGTGGGGTGAGTAGTGTCGGTTCTGCACGCCGATCTCTCACCGTTTCCGTTCATCTTTCGTTTACTTTGTTCACCTCCCGTTTACTTTCTACGCATGTGGGTTGTTTGCTAACAACTGGTTTTCTAGGGTTAAAACACCCGTTTGTGTTAGTACAATGTTGGTGCGTGTCGTCACACTTTCTGCCCTTGTAGCAAGGGATCGTGTCGATGCTTTTGGTGGGATTGCAACGTTTAGTCCCTGTTGGAGTGCCTTTGTTGGCAGTGTTTGTTGTGGTGACTTTGGTCCCGTATGCTACACTCGAGTAGACGAATCGTCGAAGACGATCACGGCGTAGCCGCCGAGGAGCCCTAGCGACGCAGGCGAGCGTTACGCCGTGGGTGTTTTCGAAGAGCTCGCCACTGTGTTGGGCCCAACCTATACTCTTAAAAGAGTACTAGAATTGGACAGTGTCTAGCTGTGTTAGACGGTGTCTAATTGGGAAACAGTTGTTATAACGTAATTGGTGTTCAATGGTGAACATGACGGTCGTTAATAGTGAACAGTGTGTGGTGTAAACAACAGACACTGCGTGGTGGTAAACAACACACCCAATAAGAAGACACGCAACACAAAACACAAAGGCGCGTGTTGCGTTACGTGCGTGCTCGCAAAGCTGCGCGCGCACTACGCAACACACGCCAATCCAAAACAAAAAGAAAGCGAAGAAGAGAAAGAAGAAGAAAAGGAAAGGAGAGGAGAGAAGAGAGTAGTGTTAGACGGTGGAGGCGCTCGTCTCGCTGACGCTGCGACGCGCCACCACCTAACACAAACATAAACAAAGAAAAGGAAGAGAAAAATAGCGGTGAGCAGAACAAGCACCAGGGAACACAAACAATTCAGAAAACAAGTACTCGCCAGAGCACAAGCCATGGGCATCACACACTGCCCAGCATGCGGGATCAAACTCCAATACAACAACAACGGACAACGCAAACCCAACAGCGCCGAAGCAGACCACATAATCCCAGCATCACTAGGCGGAACCAACCACCCAGACAACGGCAGAGTGTTATGCGCCAAATGCAACAGCAGACGCGGCAACGGACGACACGGCAAAGGAAGAGCACGCCACTACCAGAAAAACGATAACGAACGAGACAGACTACCAATCGCCGTCATGCCCACCGAACACTCCGACACATGGTAGGCACACACCGCCATTCCGTAACAGAAGAAAAGACGAAAAGACGAAAAAACAAAGAAGGGCGGGGCGCAAAGAGAAGACAGGAGAAGACAAGAGAAACAACAGGAAGAGGAAGACACAGTGGTGTTCGGGGATAACGTGCGTGCTCGCAAAGCTGCGCGCGCACTACCCCGAACACCACACACAAAAGACAAGACAGGAGAAAACACGAAGAAGAGCAGGACAACGCAAGAGGGACAAAGACAATACGAAAGGGGGAGACCCAACCCAAAGACAGGGACAACACAGTACACCCCTCCCGCCATTCAACGAGACCACCATGCAAACAGAAAGGGGGACACCACACACAAGACGGGGAGTCAGTAACACTGCCACCCTTCCCCCGTCATGCCACCCCGTCTCACCATGCCACCCCACCATCCACGATGGCCCCACCCACCACCAACGTGAGGGGGGTGCAAGTGAAGGATACCCCACCACACGAACAGCACAGACAGATACATGCACCGCCACACGCCACACACCTGGCAACGAACAGTAGCATGACATGATCGCAGTACTGATGAGTACTGCACCGGGATGGACAGGGCAAGGACTACACCACTGGACCGGGCGGACCGGTAGCAGTACACACCACCGCCATTCCACACACCACACACAAACGAGGAGAGACGGACACCATCCACTCATCCACTCTCACACTGTTCACGTTCACACACACCAACGAACAATCACGATCAACGTTGATCAATCATCGTTCAATGATTGATCAACGAACAATGAATGATGAACATGATGATGATCAATGTTCATCATGATCATGAACATGATGAACATGATGATGATCATGTGATGATGATGTGATGCATGACATGCATACCAATACCATGCACCATGCATGGTGCCAACGCATGCCACAAGGCAAGCACAACGCACAAACGCACAAACGCACAAAAATGCATAAAAACAAAAGAAATGTTACAAAAAAATGCAAAAACATTCAAAGCACGAACAAACAATGGCGTTCAAAAAAACCATGGCAACATTTCAGGGCGAACACGAAGGGGGCCCCAACACAATAAGGGATCCCTTAAAGTAGGACCCACGTCACAAAACAAAACAGGAGACACAACAAAACGAGACGCACACCACACAATTCATGTGACGGGGGCCCCCCCCCTCCCCCATCCGGCCACGAACACCCCGAAGGTCTGCCCATCCCTCCCTGCTTGTGGAAAACCCTGTGGATAACTCCAGTAACCCACATCACAATGTGACCGTCGTCATGTGGAAAACTCCCAAACCTGTGGAAAACCCTGTGGATAACCCTGTGGAAA